TAAAGTCTTCCACGTTCAGGGCGGGGCCAGTAGTACCGATGAAACGACCAGGCTTACGGACGTTAACGGTGTTACCGATTTTTGCACCTACGACAGCAAATTGGTCGTCATAGTTGCGGTCAACTTCTGAAGTGAATGTTAATTCGTTCTCTAAAACCATTAGAGCTTCATTAGTAATTTTTGAAATCGTCAATAAATTGTTACTCACGATGTACTCACTTTCTTTGCTAAATTAATACAAAAAGATTAGATTTACCGAATCTTACCCGCTTTGCGTGCCAATTTCCACGCCTGATAACTACCATGCCATTCGCCATTAGCGGACATGGGTACATCAGGCTGACCTTGACCACCACGAATCGGTTGAATCGGTGCTGGTGCTTTACTTCTTACAACAGGGGCTGTCTGCTTGGTCTCAGGCTTTGCCTCAAACCTTGCTTCTAGTCTCCCAATCTCTCTAAGCGCTGCATTTGGACTCAAGCTGGCGATCTTTTTGGCTAGGTCATTGTTTTCAGCTAGGTGATACAGGATTTTTGGGCCTACATCACTCTCCAGAATTGCATCACGGACTGCGTTATTCACGACAACATCACTAGATGCGACCAAATCATCAAAATCGGGCAATTCCGCTTTGGCATCTTGAACCTTTTGCGCCCAAGATTGGATAATCTTTTGCTGCGCTTCTTGCTCTCTTGCCTGTGCTACTTGCCTATCCCGTTCCGCTAACGCTCTTTCTGTTGAAAACTCGGCTAGAGCCTTCGCATACTCAAACGCATCGCTGAACTGGCTTGGTTGTGGCTCTTGGTCAACATTGATAGCTTGTGGCTGTCTCTGTTGTTCCATTGCCGCCAAACGCTGTTCTAAATCTACCCTAGCTTGGCGTTCCCGCTGGGCTTCTTGCCTAGCTTCCTCACGTTGCTTGGTTATCTCTGAAAACCGCTTTTCAAGTTTAGGATTTTGCTTACGCTCACCCTCTTGGTTTGCTTCCTTTTCTGCCTCTTTCGGTTCACTCTGTTCTGCCTCGGCTACTGGCTCGGGAGTTTCCTCAACCGCCTCAGTATCCGCAGGGGATTCAGCTAAACCTAATCTGTTTGCATAAAATTCTGCTGCATTCTCGCTAGTCAATACTTGACCCGCTTCTTTATCGGACATACGTTTCCCAACGATTTGACCCTATGAACCTCATAGGTACGGTTTAGTGGTTTTTACCACAAATTCTTTTAAAAATCAAATAGCCCGTTCAGTTGTTTCGGCAGAAGCATTTTTAAGCGTCATTCTGTCCAAAGTAGCCAATTGAATAGCTATGTCTGCTTTCATGCGTTCTATCTCAATTTGAGTCTGAGTTTTCAGCACAGTATCGTGTGCTTGACCATCCACCCGCAATTGCATTTCGGCACGATCACTTTGCTCACGAATCTCAACTTCATGCGCCTTGTTTGTCTCTTTCATTAGAGTGCGCTTGGTCTCGGAATCTTGACGTAATTGCTCAACGTCCATGCGGTTTTTAAGCATTAAATCTCTAGCTTGAAGCGCCTGTGTAAGTTCCTGAATCTGCTTCTGTGAAATAGCCAATTGCATTTGTACTTGTGGCGGCACTTTAGACTTATCGTCAATTTGAGCCATTGGGTTAGCAGCGGCAAGGCGGTCAGCAATAATGTCAGCGCCAGGCCAATCCATGTTTCTAAACACCAAATCACCCGCCACTTTCATCAATTCTGGTGTGGCAGACAACAATGGAAGCATATTGTCCACAGCCTCTTGGCGCTTGGAGTTATAGCCTGGGCCTGTCTCCATCACCACATCGTATTGACCCACAGAAATGTCGTTCAGCACTCTGCCAACAGAATCCCGTTGATTGATCGTCAACAATTCGGGCTTGCCATCATCGCCAATGATTCGCATGACACGCTCTGTATCGTAAATCTTAGGAATAAGGTCTAGGCAAATTTTGCCAATGTGAGCAATTGACCGTGTAAGGTTGTCGTAATAGTCAAAGTTTGTTAGGTCAACTTGTTGTTGCTGACCATTCAAAGCCTTGCCTGAAATGTTGCCTTGACCAAGCTGTGCAGGGTCAAACACACCCATGATTGCTTTAATGTCGTTGTCCACACCCATAGCGGCAGCCATAACGCCAGTTGGGGGCGGCTCTGGTTGTAGTCTAGTAGGCGCTGGCGCAGGGCGACCATCAATATCAGTCTGTTTGTATCTCAGTAGTGGGAAAGACTTGATGTTGGCATTTGCCCAATCAGATTCGTGATTCTCATCTTGTCCTTCAGCAATCAACCACTTAGCTTTAGGGGCAAGTGCAACGCTTTCTGTAATTGAAGTTTGCCAAAAGTTATACATCCGTTGTGGGTCTTTGGCATAACGAATCATTCCAAACTTTTTGCGCTTGTCACCAATAATGATGTGACGACCGTACACGGGGACAATTGGAATGTATTTACCCGCCCAATCACGTTCCTCAATAATTTCTACTGCGGTCAGCTTTACATATTTAATTGTCTTTTTGTACGAATCACGCTTGTCCACCACCGTAATGCCGTAAGCATCAAGGCGTTTAAAGAAATCTTTATCGTCAGCAAATGTTGATGTGCCGTCACTCAAAAGGTACAAAGTAGCCTTTTCTTTGACCGTGTAGTAATACTCAGCAAGGCGAATGTCCTCTTTGGTAATCCACTCAGACTGCGAATCGCCCGTTCCACGTTGTGTAAAACTTGTGCCACCGTCTTGAGCATCAGGATATAACTTGCGGAATTCATCTTTTCGCATCATTGTTGTAATTAAACAACGGTCTGCGTCTGACCCGTCTGGCGCTACCGAATTGGGATCAAAGTAAACGGTAAAAGGATTGTCCACAGGATCAATGTAAATTTCTTGGTCAAACGAATCCTCTGAGACATAGTTTGTCTTAACTCGCATATAACCCCAACCCATGCGGACTGCGTATTCAAACGCATTGTCATAAGCATGGTCAGCGTTAGAGTTAACCTCAATGTGTCGAATAATCCCGCCAATGGTTTGTGCGTCCACCATGTCATCATGCGTATTTGTCGCATGAACTTTGATTCGGGGGCGCTGCTGGCGTTGTTGGTTGGCGACTTGGCGGCAATAGTTATCAACTTTGTTAACCGTGATAACGGGGCGTGATTCAAGATTGCGGGAGTTTTGCAGTTCCACAGGCCATTGATCGCCACCGCCAAACTTTAGGTCTTCTAAAGCCTCTTGACGGTTCATTGTGTCTGCATCATTAGCAAACTTGAGGAACTCTATTGCCTCTTGAATTCGTGAGTCGTAATCATCAGCCATGATGTTGCCCTAAGTGATTTGGGGTCATTTTAACTCATCCAAGAATGTTGACCACCATAATTTGCAGTAGGTCTTGGCTTTCTGCGCTCTTTAGGCTCATTGACCATCAGACCGATATACCTAAAAGCATCTGCGCCATGCGAATAATTGTCGTGCAATGGCGTTTTGCTGAATTGCTTAGTCTCTGGGTCTACATCGTAACGGTAATGCCGTAGACATTGCAAGCCTTCGTGACAGTTCTCTCTGTCAAACCACATATTCCTAAAGATTGTCCTAGCCGCATTAATTGAGTCCATGATAGGTGTTCTAGGAATAATCTTGGTCTTGTACCCAGCTGCTCTCACGATTTCCTCAATGCTTCTGCCGTTGGCTGCCAAAGTTTTGTTTTCGGCATCGTGCGGCAACCATAGAGTGTCATAGATGTAACCAAACGTCTGCATCTTAGCCAGGTAGTCGCTCATAGTCTGCTGATTGCCCTCAATGTAGCGGATTAGGCGGGTTTCCATGCCTATAAACTGTAAGAACCAAATTGCCGTAGCATCAGACCAACCAAGGTCAAAGATGGCATGAACGGGTTTTGTAGGGTCATAGTTGACCTTTGTGATGCGCCCATCCAACTCTGCCAATTGCATTTCTTTGGCAAAGATTGCCCCATCTACAGTCTGACGGCATAAACCTTCCCAAACCACGTTATAAGCCTGTGGATCACGAAACTTCAACGCATCTTTCTCTAGCTTTAAAGTCTCAGGAAACCACGGGTTGTCTGACCAGTTGACCTTCTGGACTATGCAGTTCTCAGGCGGGTTTAAAACAAACCGCTGATAAGTTTCATCAGTTTCTAATTCAGGGTTAAACGTAACCCATATTTCTGATTGTTCTTTACGCACCGTTGGAATTAAAGTGTTCCATGAACTGCGGCTTACTGTTTGGGCTTCTTCTACCCAACAAATGTCCACGCCCTCATAAGACTTTACATTTGAAACATTATTTTTTAAGCCAACAAACGAAAACTCTGACCCATTTTTGCCCCTAATGCTGGTTTGCGTGATTTCATAAAAACTATCTAATCCAAGCGCCATGATTTGATCTGACAGCAATTTATGAACTGAGTCTTTAATAGATGTTTGAAATTCACGCGAACAAAGCACTCGTAACGGGGCTTGAGCGCCTTTAATAAGCAAGGCCCTAGCAACCCCCCATGACTTAGCGCCACCGCGTCCACCGTACAGGACTTTGTAACGTGATGGCTTGAACAGGCACTCTAGCTTGAGTGGAAACTCAGCCTTTGCAATAGCTTGGCTAACTTCACTCACTTGGCTTCACAAACGTGACTTGGATGCCAGCTAACAAAGGTGCGCCATCTGCGCCCGTAATCTCTTGCTTG